TTTTCCTGTAATTTTCAACCCAGAGGGTCTATCATCCTTCCTTGTAAATGGAATTGACACTGTAGATCAAAATAACATTCATGTTCGCAAGATTGATGGGTTTGACACTTCTAAACTTGTTGATAATGATGGGAAATGTAAATCAACCAATCGCAATATGTTTCCGATTGAGTGTCCTTACCTGAAGGAAGAAGATCTACCATCAATCAACCAAATGATTGATGACTGGAGACAAGAAACCCAAGACTTTTATCTCACAAGTTTTAAGTCTTGTAAGAAGGATGGGCGATACAGAAAGAGAATATCTTTCAAGGAAGTTAGGTGGATTTTGTCTCGGTATTACAAAGGGGGGACGCCTAAAGTGTCCCTATAGTATGACTGATGCCTTCGCTATGGACCGAATCGAAATCCAACGCAAACTCTATGATGCTCGCAATGAGTATCTGAAGGCAAAGAAGTCTATGGAGTTTTGGAAACGTGAAATCTCCTTCCTGAAAGAGTGTGAAGACAACCTGGGCAAAGATGCCAACTGGTTGTTCAATGAAATGTTTGGCGATACTCCACTCGCTGAAGAAGTCTACGGCGGTTGATTAACTGCCACTAGCACCCCTCTACAATCGCCTGGAAGGGTGCTATAATACTGCTTAGATACCAAACCACTTGAAACTCTGTAATTCGTAATGTTCTCTGATCTGATCAAACTTCGCCCCCATCAAGAACGTGGTGTTGCTGCTATGGTAGAGCACAACAAAGGTCAAATCATTGTGCCTACTGGTGGCGGCAAGACTCTGAAGATGATTTACGATGCTCTGCGGCAGTTTCAATCACAAACTCCCAAGACCATTGTTGTAGTTGCTCCGCGTATTCTGCTTGCTGAGCAACTCTCTAGCGAGTTCCTGGAGTTTATCACCAATGCTAAAGTTTTCCACGTTCACAGTGGAGAAACTCATCACGAAAGCAGCACGCGCCCCCGTGAGATTCGCAACTGGGTTGATGGCAATGCTGACAATCACAAACTGATTGTAACCACCTACAACTCTCTGTCGCGTCTTCAAGTGGCAGAGATTGATGTGGACACTATTTACTTTGATGAGGCACATAACAGCGTTCAGCGTCATTTCTTCCCTGCTACTGAGCACTTTTCTGCTAACGCAAAGCGTTGCTACTTCTTCACCGCAACCCCGAAACATTCCCTTGCTGTCGGCAAACCAGGGATGAATGATGCCGCTGTTTATGGTCAGGTCATCTGTAAAGTTCCTGCTCCTGAGCTAGTTGAGGGTGGATACATTGTGCCCCCCAAAGTGATTGTCAAGCAACTGGCAATGGTTCAAGGGAAGCAGACCAACTTCGACCGCGATTCGGAGAATCTGCTGGAAACGATTGACGACAACAAAGTTGGCAAGATTCTGATTTGCGCTAAGGCAACCAAGCAAATTGTCTCTCTGGTGTCTGAAACTGATTTCTGCTTCCAGTTGGAATGTCGCGGATATTCTTGGATGTATATTACTGCCAAGACGGGCGCAGTTATTGATGGTCAGAAGGTCAACCGTGAGGTATTCTTCGATACCCTAAGTGCCTGGGGCAAGGATAACTCTAAGAAGTTTGTGGTTCTTCACCACTCCATCCTCGCAGAAGGTATCAACGTCAGCGGTCTGGAAGCGGTACTCTTCCTGCGTAATATGGACTTCATTGGCATCAGTCAGACCATCGGACGTTGTATCCGTCTTCATCACGATGATGCCAAAGGTATGCGCGATGGACGTATCGAACCTGGCAACCTGGAGCAGTATAGCAAATCTTTCGGTCTTGTGTGTATCCCAGTGTACTCCAAGGTTGGTATTGCTACTGCCCGCAGTGTTCAGTCGGTTGTTGACACTATCTTTCAGAAGGGCGAACCTGCCATCTCTGTGGTGAGGCGGTGAGTCTCATAGTAGACTCAAGGCCCTGACTGGACCGAAAACCTGATTTTTCTGCGATTCTACCTGGAGGGTGTCATAGGTCATCCTCCGCAACAAAAACAACGATTTTTTTGAAAGTGTAATGAAAGAAGGATTTATTGTCGGCAAAGGAAACTACGCAGCGATTCCGTTTGGTAATCAACTCATGGTAATTCACAACGGAGAGCAACTTAAAGTGTGTAGGACCGAAGCATCAGCCAGGAAGTTCATTGATGACCATAAGAAAGGTAAATCACAAGCAAAACTTCCACTGTAGCAAAGGGGGGACGCCCAAAGTGTCCCTACAGTGTAGGAACGGCAGCGCCTTAAAGACTCCACTATCACTTCAACTTACGCAAAGCGTAAGAGAAACTATGAAATCTTTTTGGCAGGAAGTTCTCCAACTTCCCTATAAGTCTAACAGTCAAGATAATCCCCTTCACGAACAACAAGTCCGTGAACTTCTTGACAAGTATGGATTCAATTATGTGTGGCAACCTAACGGACCTCAGCAATCTCCTGATTTCCGTGTAACTCTCCCGAACGGTCGAGTTGTTGACATTGAATGTAAGTCTTCTAAAAATACCTATCCCACCTACAATGGCGGACTTCCTAAAGAAGGTGTTGTTTACATCTTCAGCAGTAAGAGGTATAATGAAACTACTGTATTCTTCGCTGATGATGTAGTCTCTGAGAAGAAAAGGGAACTCTACTCTAAACTTGTAGAGGAACTCAATTCTGTTCTGAAAGTGTATCAACTGGAGGAAGAATGGCAAGAGGATGATAGGGGTTTTGACTTCTACATTCGCAACATGTACACACAAACAGGTGCTGGAAAGAAAGACTATTTCAAGCACTCTAAGCGCAAACAATGTGAATCTAATGTTCTCAATTTCGACTGGTAATTGTCAGGATGTTCTCTCCAGTTATGGGGAGAACTTTTTTCATTCTTGTATCACCGATCCTCCCTACGGTATGGGTATGGATCACTGGGATCATTCTGTTCCTGATGTTAGCATCTGGAGTGAGGTGTTTCGTACACTTCGCCCAGGTGCCTTTTGTTTAGCTTTTTGTTCTCCTGAATTGTATCATCGACTGGCATGTAATGTAGAGGATGCTGGTTTCACAATCAAGGACCAAATCATGTGGATGACCACCACAAAGATGCCAAAGTTTAATCGTTTGAAACCAGCACATGAACCGATTGTAGTAGCACAAAAACCGTACAAAGGTTCTTTACAATCTAACTTTGAGCAGTGGGGATGTGGGTTGATTGATACAGAAAACACCCGCGTTCCTTGGGATAAGAAACCTCCTACAGGTTGGGTTGCTCAGGGTGCTAAACGTCGTACATTTGGTAAGGATGGAAACACTAAAGGTAGCGGTGCTGAGTATGGCACTGTGGACGCTAATCCTGCTGGTCGTTATCCTTCCAACATCATCGGTGAGGTAGAACCAGAGCATCAAAAGTATTTCTATGCTCCACGCGCAACCAGGAAAGAAAAGGGGGCAGATAATGATCATCCTACAGTAAAACCTGTAAGTTTGATGGAGTATTTGATCAAGATCTATTGTCCTCCTGGCGGTACAGTTCTCGATCCTTTTTGTGGGAGTGGGAGTACAGGAGTCGCAGCAATTCAACAGTCAAGAGAGTTTATCGGTATTGATTTGTCTCAGCACTATGTTGACATTGCTACGAAAAGATGTGAAGAAACTGTATCCCAGGAAAGTGAAGATAATCCATTGATTCTCTCAATGAAGTAAAGGGGGGACGCGCAAAGTGTCCCTATAGTGTAAGACGCATCCACTCTATGCCTCGCGCTCGCAAGCAAACCGCAAATGTTGTTGCTGAAGTGTCTGTCCCCCAAGTTCTGATTACTCGGGATCAATACTTCCAAGACATTAAGGTTCGCTGGCAAATCCATCAGTATGAAGTCAACAAACTGGTGGAAGATGTAAGGAACTTCACTCAAACTGTAGCTCCTTATGTAAAAAATGCTCTTGACTTTCTAACTGAAAAGTATCAGCAAGTCAGTGCTAAGTATGCCACTAACTAATGTGGATTTGGGGATTCGATGAGTCCCTTTTTTTGTCGATTCAAAGGGGGGACGCCCAAAGTGTCCCTATAGTATGATGACCAAGCAAATGCAAAACAAACACTTAGAGCATCCCGAAGATTCTATCCTGACTGGAGATCTCTCTGTTCTTGATTGGTTTTCTGAGGTAGATTCTACCATCAGCATCAAGATGGATGGTGCTCCTGCTATTGTCTGGGGTACAAATCCTCAGAATGGTAAGTTTTTTGTTTGTACGAAAGCAGCATTTAATAAGAAAAAGATTCGCCTTTGCTATAACGAGGATGACATCTTCACCCATTTCGGTGGACAACCTCGTGTAACTCAAATCCTCATCTTCTGCCTGGATTTCCTGCCTCGCACTAAACAAGTTCTTCAAGGTGATTGGATTGGTTTTGGTGGAGGTTTGGATACTTTCACTCCCAACACGATTACCTATAAGTTCCCTGCGCCAGTTCGCCAGGACATTATCATTGCTCCGCACACAATCTACAGCGGTTCTGATGACATTCGTGAGATGATTGCTAGCCCTCTGACTAGCAAACTCATCAGCACTAAGCATTGCCTGTTTGTCCAACCTGAGGTGGAACTGAATCCTTATCGTGAAGATTTGGAAGATGTTTGTAAGTTTGCCAAGCAAATGAGCACTCTATGTGAGTTTGTTGGTGAAAAGAAAGCATCACAAATCAAAAAAGAGATCAATGCCTGTGTCAGGGAGCAAAGGATCATTGATGAAGATGAAATCGCAGAAAAATGTGATTGTGATAAGAACCTGATCCGTTTGTGGAAGTTGGTTAAGTCTATCAAGGATGATTTGTTCCTGTTCATTCACGAGAAGGATGAAATTGAGTGTTATCTTTGGGACGTTCAATCCTTCCACGAGGGTTATGTGATTGTCAACCAGTTTGGCACTTTCAAGGTAGTTGATCGTGAGGTATTCTCTCACGCCAACTTTACAATCGCAAAGAGTTGGTAAGGGGGGACGCCTAAAGTGTCCCTATAGTATGAGCACAACTGAAATGACCACCATTACCTTCGCAGAATACGCTGCTTCTGCTCAAGCAAAACAAAACATTGCTAATGCTGTTCTAGCACATACCTATGCTTTGTGTGAAGCACTGCGTCAGAACTTTATTGATTACTCGATTCGCCAACACGAACGCTCTCTTGGTTGCTATCGTGATGAAGGTGGTGTTAAGCATCATCAAGAAGCGATTGCTAAACTAAAGCAGGGAACTTGTGATTATGATTTCTACCCTGAGACTGGTAGAAAGTATCACAAAATCATTATGAACGCAAATGGTTCTCGTTCTGTTCATGCTTTTGTAGATAAAAAGACTGGTGAAGTGTATAAGTCTGCATCTTGGAAAGCACCAGCAAAAGGTGTTCGTTATGATCTGCGATTGATTAAAGATCGTGAATGGTTGCTGGAAAATGCCGACTGGTCTGGTGGTTATCTTTATCAGCGTTGATGTATCTTCAAACCCAACACTTTCCTCAAATGACTGACTACCAACAAGAAATTAAAGATCTCACAACTACAAGATCTCTGCGTCTTCTGCGTGATGGTTTCAAGAGTGATTTTGCGACCTTTGCCTATGCTGATGAGCGAATGACCTCTCTTTTGCATGATCTTGCTTCTGAGTTTGTTGATAATAACATTCCTGTGGTTGATGATGATAATCAATTTGAACTTGCACTGATGCTGTTGGAATCGTTGGACATTATCGCAAGATGACATATTCTTACACTGACATAGCAACTCTTGAGAACTGTCCTGAATGTGGTGCTAACTGGGTTGATAAACTCATCCCTGAAGAACTCTGGGATCGCTATTCTCCTCCCTATTTCTATAGTCGTGTGATAGGAGTTGAGTTGCTCCATGAAGACCGAATCAACCACTGGTTGTGTCCTGATTGTAAGCACAAGTTTCCCCGATGACATACTCAAATCTCTCAAAGATTCGTCCTAAACTGAGGACACAGGGCAACATCACTGGCAACTTTGGAAAACCCAAATCGAAGGCAGGTTCTTCACTCAATGATCTTGGTGGTGATGGTAGCATAGGAGCAACACAGAATGATTATCTGAATCGGCTCTATTATGCTTTTGATAACACTACCGACCCTAAACTTCAACGCTTCATTTATTCTGAAATCCGTAAAATCCACATTCAAAGAGGTACTTGGTAATGGCAACTTGGAAAGCAGACGTATTCGTTAATTCTCAAGTTGGGAGGATTAGTACACAAGTTGAAGCAGCAACTTTTAGCGGAGCAAAGCAACAAATCTATGCTAAGCATGGTGATGTTCAGCAGATCACAAATCTTCGCCAAGTAAGTAATCGTTCTTCCGATTCTTCTGACTCTTCTGGTGTTGATTTGGGTGATAGTGCTGGCGCAGTTGGTTTAATCGGATTGGTAGCTATTGGTTGGGCATTTATGTCATTTACTCCCTGGATTTTGATGGGTTTAGGTGGCGCTGCTGGTGCTTGGATTGGTGAAAAGATTACAGGACAATCCGTAGATGATTACACTAACAGGGATGATGATAGTGGACATGGAAAGGCAGCGATTGTGCTTGCCCTTGCTATTCTTGCTGGCGGAATTGGGTTTGTGAAAGGTGATGAAATCAAAAAGGGATTTGATGCTCCAGCAACACCAGAACAAGTGAAATCTGTTAAGTGATGCGAAGGGGGGACGCTCAAAGTGTCCCTATAGTATGAACGACACTATCATGGATCAAGTCTACCACTATCACACAAACTGGAAAGAAGGTAAAGTGAATCAAATGTGGATTCAGCAAGTAGAAGACAAGTTTGTCGCTATTGCTTACAATCCCGAAAAGAATGTTTCGATGCCTATGTCGAAACCCCGCACTTCCTACGCCGAAACTCTAAATTGGGTTCGCGGTTGGTGTGGAACTTTCTGCCCTCTTTACTGATTGATTATGACTAACCGAACTGAACTTGAGTGGTTTTTGAAAGAAAAGTGTCGTGAAGATGTTGACCTTTTCGATACTATCATCAGTGAGTATGTTTGGAACCTAAGTGAGAGCAAACTCACTGAACTTGAGGACTTTCTTGCTAACAACTTTGGAGACGATTGAGTATGAAAAACTATCGCGTGATGGTTGAAACTAACGATGGATGTGTGACGGTTTGGTATGAGAAATCCAAAGCAAAGACTGCGGACAAACTGATACTCAATCGCGTCTACAATCAACTCTGTGGTCTAAACATCAAAGAAATCTCTGTTAATCCCTCTGTATGAAGTACATCGTTCAATTATATGTTGGTGGCAAAGTCTTCAACGAAGAAGTACAAGCAACCAACCCAAAAGATGCGCGAGAGACTGCTCTATCCCGCAATCCTAAGGCAAAGGTTGTTGGTGTGGACGTAAGTTTTAAGTGATAGAAAGGGGGGACGCCTAAAGTGTCCCTATAGTATGAGCACAACTCCAATGACCCTTGACCTCGAACTGACTGCCGAATTGATCGGTTTCATGAATGATTTTGAAAACGCAGATCTCAACGATTGTGTAGACTTTATCTGTGAAAAGTTCGACATCTCTGCGACTGATGAGTTGATTGATGAAATCGCTGATTTCTTCTTCGCTAACTGATACAAACTGATTTCCCACTAAATTACCACAAAATGACACATTACAATCCCTACGTTCAAAACCTCATCGAAATGGGTTATGATGAGAAAGACTGCCAAACTGTAGCAGTTGCTGGAGTGAAAAAGCAGTTTCCTCTTAACATTCACGGTCGCATTTATCAGACTGAAGCAGAATACAAGGAAGCACTTGCTGACTTCATCAACGGTATGTGATTCAAAGGGGGGAC